GCGCTACCGCCGCTGCGACTGCTCAGGCTGTCAGCCAAACTGTAGGTTCGTCGGACGGTATCGCAACTGCTCTGGCCACCACCGCAGCCGCCGACAGTATTGTATCTTCGAGTGGGGCTGCTGATGGCGCTACCGTTGTAACAGGTATTGCGGGGGCGATCACTCCTACATCAGGCGATTCCCAAGGGGTAGCAAGCGCGGCTGCTGCGAGCAGCCCCATTATTACCGCTTCGGGGACTAGCGAAGCCGTAGCCGTAGCCAATGCTGATGCGAGGGCTCTTACTCTTGTCAAAGGTTCTTCTGATGGTGTGGCCACCGTTATCGGTGTGACGTTTGGCGCAGATAACTTGAGGCGTCCTCCTCGTTTCGCTGCAAACAGTCTTACAGGCGGGAAGCTGGTATCACCGAGTAAGCTGGATGGCATCCTTTATAGGGAGGCAAGTTAATGCCAACCTCGACGTTCTATATTAAGCAGGGAGACACGGCTCCTGACATTGCATATACGCTTACACCTCCCACTGATCTAACAGGGGCGACGATTGTATTCAATCTACGTCTGAAAGGCTCGACCGATCTATTACTTGATAGAGTGCCTGCTGAGATTGTTGGTGCGCCTACTCAAGGCGTCGTCAAGTATTCTTGGGTTACTGGTGACACGGATGAGATAGGCGATTACGATGCCGAATTCGAAGTGACTTATCCAGACGGCACTATCGCAACCTATCCGAATTACAAATACTTCCCCGTGAAGATTTCGGACGATCTAGGATAACCTGAAGATGAACTATGAGGACTTAAAGAGTAAAGTGATCCTCGCCATCGTCAGCGTGGTTCTCTGGCCTGTCAGTGTCTACATACGGCTGCACGAACGAAACCAGAAAAGTAGGAGATAGCTATGCCACTTGTTACACTCATAGTCGTGCTTGTTATCGTCGGGGTCGCGCTTTGGCTTATCAACGCCTACATTCCGATGGACCCGAAGATCAAGACCATCCTGAACGTGGTCGTCGTGATTGCCGTGGTCCTCTGGCTGCTGCAAGCGTTCGGGCTGATCGGTAGCCTCAACGCAGTCACCATCTAAGGAGCCGCCCATGACCCCCGTAACGCCAGAGAAGTTCAAAGCCGCCAAGCCGCAGTTCGCTACGGTTGACGATGCTGTCGTGCAGAGCTATCTTGATCTGGCTCTGATTCTGGTGGGCGAGTCATGGCCGACCCAAGAGATATACGACCAAGCAATCATCTCGATGACGTGTCACCTTATGACGCTGGATGGTCTCGGCACCGATCCCGGGAGCTCTAACTTTGCACTCGGTAACGACGTTTACGAGACGATCAAAACAGGCGTCGTGACGCTGACTCGCTTTAAGTCGGCTGCGCAAGAAGCGGGGATTAGCACAAAGGGATGGCTCTCGCAAACCAAATGCGGACAGTTCTATATGGTGTTAAACAAATCCTTCCACGGTGGCCCACGTATCGCGTTCGGTGGGGTGGGTCCGATTGGAGGCCCGACAGCCTACGCAAAAGACGGATGGTTCTGGTAATGGGTCTGTTTGATACTACTCATATTCAGGCCACCGTTTATAGCGCGCTCTCGCCGCTGTATAGCGATGCCACAATCGAATTGTGGAAGAGCGAGCGCAATCCCGACTCCAACACAATGGGCAAGGTGTTTGACTACGAAGCAGCTTGCAAGGTGCAGAAAGATGCTTGCACTCAGGCCCAGCGCCGTGAGGTCGGCTACAGCGCGACCGACGTTCGTTTCCTGATCCTGCAATACGGGCTGGCACTTGAGATCAATGACGACTCTCGTTTGGTCTTTAAGGATGAGACTTACTCGATCCAGAGCGTCAGTGAAGACCCGCCGCGCTCTTATTGGGACGTGCGAGCGAGGATCATGCTGCCCGTAGGGTCTTGACAGGTGCCGTGGTTCCGTGTTATCGGTGTCGTGTTCGACTATGTGCCTAAAGGCGGCAAACTGCGAATGCGATCATTCCCTAACGGTGGCCCGTATTTCGGCTCAACAGCCTGCGTGGACCAAGGACTGAACGCAGGACGAGTAGTCAGGATTTCTAAACCCGAAGGTTTTAAGGTAGACAAAAGAGGCGAGGTCGTAAAAAGTGGACCTGACGTTTGAAATCAAGAAGCTGGTTATCGGCACATTGATGAACGATTCAGTCGTCTCTAGTCTCGTTGACCCTGATCGCATTTACGGCAATATTACTCCTTCCAACCCCGGCATGACGTTTATTCGTTGTGAAGGCATGGAGGCCGTTCCCTATAACGACAGTTGCGGCGTAGGCACAGAGCAAGCCTTCCGCGTCCATGTGTTCACTGACGGTGAAGATACGGTCGCCAAGATCGCGGCAGCAGTTACAAACGCTTTGAACGGAGCCATCGGCTTTTTGTTCATCGACTGGCAGTTAACTCAATATCTGCTAGACTCCGAAGGCGAAGCTGACGCACAACACGCCGCGATAGACTTCGATGTTGCAATGACGCAGTAGCGTCTTAATTTATGAGGAAAATATGGCACAAGCCACTACGATCCGCTACGGTCAGCAACAACTGCTCGTGAGCGACAATGCGTCCGTCCCGGTGTTCACCGCGCCGTGCGGCATCACGAGCCTTACCCGTCAAATTCAGGCCAACACGTCTGACGTGGACATTCCTGACTGCGACGACCCAGATGCCTTCATCTGGCTTGGCGTTGACGTAAACTCCAAGCGCATGTCGCTTCAGTTCTCCGGTCTGCTGGCTGAAGAAGCCATCGAACTGTGGGATGATTGGGCGATGGAAGAATCCGTCCGTGCTTGCCGCTGGTATCGCAACATCGCCGCTCCTAATGCTGGCTATTGGGCGGGACCGGGCGTGTTGACTTCCTACGAGGAAAACTCGCAGAACCGCGGTCGCTGGCAGATTAGCGGCACCATCATCTTCGATGGCCAACCGCTCTGGACGGCACAGCCGTAATGGCGAAAACCGTCAAGGTGACTCTTGAATGGGCGGACGGGGAATACCCGTTCGCCCTTCGTAGTGGCGAGATCGAAGAGCTCGAGTCGATTAGCTTCAATCCGGAGACGGAGAAGAAGGGTATCGGCATCGGTGCTGTCTGGATGCGCCTGATGGGTGGTGGCTGGTTTGTCGGTGACATTTTCAACGTCATTCGCCTCGGTCTGATCGGCGGCGGGCTTGACGAAATCAAAGCCAAGCGGCTCGTTGACTTCTATGTCAAGAACAAGCCGCTGTCGGATAATGGATACGTTCGGACGCCATCGCCGTCTAATCCTCTGACGGTGGCCCAAGCAATCCTAGCGGCAGCAATCGTCGGTGTTGACGAAGAGGAACTCGACTCGGGGGAGTCTCAGACCCCGCAGCCTTAACTGACTTTGATTCGTTCAGAGCCATGTTTATAGACTTCGGGGTCGCTCCAAGCGAGGTGAAACGTATGTCGATGGCAGAGATGCACGGCACGATGCGCCGACTGTCGGAGCGGACTACTAAGAAGGGCAAGATGCCCACTAAGTCCGAAGAAGAAAAAGCGACTGAGATATTCGCTAAAATGGTAGCGAACGATCCGACGGTGAGGTTGAACTAATGGCTGTCACGGCTGACTCCGTAATCGTCACTATGGCTGCGCAAAACGCGCAATACAATGCCGAGATGAACCGCTCTATCGCTGTCGCGGAGCGGATGGAGAAGGCCGAGGCTTCGCGTGCTCGCGCATCGGTAGTCGCCGCGCAACAGATGCTTACAGAAGCTAAAGCATTAGGCGCTAAGAACAAAGCCAATATCGACGTAGCGAAAAATGCACTCGCTGCTGCTAAGGCGTCGGAGGCTCAGATAAAGGCTAGTAACGCTAATAGCGTTGCAGTTCGGGCTGAGACTAAAGCTATCGCCGCAAAAGCTACTTCGCTCTTTCAATCTGCTGTCGCGGCAGAAAAAGAAGCTAACGCGGTTGCAACGGCGGCGGCGAAAACTGCTGCGGCCGAACGTAAGAAATATACCGATATGGTTGCCGCTAACGAGGCAGCCTATACTACTATGATTCGTAATGCTCGGCGTGAAGCAACTGAAGAAAATAAACTTAGGACTCGTGCCGCGAACGAAGCTATCGCACAGCAAAAACGTATTGCTGAAGAAGCCGAAGCTAGTGCAAAACGTCAGGCACGGGCTGCACGTCAGGCTGCTGCTGAGGTTGCTGAGGCGCAGCGTCAAGCTAATATCCCCTTCTTCGCACGTAACGTTAACGCGCAAAACTTGCAATCGAACCCTGCGAACATCGCAGCGCAGTTGAATGACGTTGGCGTTACCGCCGCTATGGGCATGAGTCCGCTGATGATCGCCTTGCAGCAAGGCACACAGTTGACTCAAGCCTTTGCGGGCCAGACTGTCAAGCAATCCATAGTTGGTCTCGGCGCTGCCTTCGCGGGAATCGTCAACCCCGTTGGGCTGTTGACCATTGGCCTTGTGGCCGGGGCGGCGGCGTTGATTCAGTGGGGCATTGCAGCGGCTACGTCAGGCGAAGATGCTGAAGAATTCGAAAAGAAGGTCGAGGCTATCGAGAAAGCAATGACTGCGCTGACACAAGCGACAGCCGCTATCTCTGGCACTAACATATCTGATAACTATTCTTCTGCCGCTGCCGACGCTTTGCGACTCCTTGAAATCCAGCGTCAAATCGCCGAGATCAATGCCCAGATGGCGATCAGAGGCGTAATGAACTCTGCTGCCGCGCAGGTCGGTGCTATCACGACGACTGCTCAGATCGCTGCGGCTCAGGCCGCTTACGATGCTGCTGCGGCTTCACGTCTGCCAAGAACGCCGAGCACTATGGGCATTCCTTCTGCTACGCAAGAGGAAGTCCTTGCTCTCGAAGTGCAACTAGGTGTTTTGAAAAACTCGGCTGCTGACGCTGCGAACAAGCTAGCGGAAATGTTCAACGTCCCGCCAGCAGCAGCGCAGCAAATCCAAGAAATGCTCGGTGCTTTGCGCGATGCACCCGATGCGGCTGCACAACAGCAAGCGGCTGTCGATCTGCTTGACTACGTTTCAAAAGTTACCCAAAAGCTCAGCCTATCTACCGAGGAAGGCCAGAAGCTCGCCGATCAGATTTCGGCTGCTGCACTTGCTGCGATTCAACTGAATAGCATTGATACCTCTGGCGGTTTGTCTGCTGCCGCACTAGCGGCGGCTGCGCTCGCCGATAAAATTGAAGCCGCTAAGAGCGATATGGAGGCTCTGGTCGAGGCTGCCAACGGCGCTCAACTAGATCGTATTGGCGCTAAGGCGCGCAGAGACGCTATCATGGGCGGCGCTTCCGAAGAGGATGCCGATATTGCTGGTCGCGTAGCAGAGGAAGCATTTAGGAACCGGGATGCTCTTGGTTCCGCTGATCCCATTACCCGTGCTACCGCTCGTGCTGCATTGATCCGCTTTGAGGAAGAACTTAAGAATACGCAAAAGCTCGAAGCTGAGATTACGGCTGAGATCGAACGCCAAGAACAGGCGATTAAAGACGCTACTACTGCATACGAAGCGGCGGGCGAGGCTGTCAAGTCGATCAAAGACGATATTGAAAATATCGCGGCGACTAACATCGGTGATCGTGCAAGATTCGACGCGCTTGCCGGTGGCGCTACTGAAGGCGAGGCTGATATTGAAGCGAAGGTGGCTGAAGCCCGCTTCCGCAACAGAGCAGCTTTTGGCTCACAAGATGCTGCTATCCGCGCTGAGGCAAATCGCCAGCTAGCGATCTACGAGGCTCATCTGCGAGAAGCAGAAAAACTGGCTGTCAAGATAGCCGGTCAAATTCAACTAACTGCGGACGAGGCCGAGCGGGCTGCAAAAGCTCTTGAAGATGCTGCGTCCGCGATGGAAACCATTACCGGGCTGGCCGATAGCGCACAACTTAGCCGGATCGGTTCGCAAGCGCAACTCGATGCGCTTCAAGGTGGTGCAACGAACGACGATGCTGAGATAGCTGGTAAACTGGCTGAAGAAGCCTTCCGCAATCGTGATGCTCTTCATTCAAGCGAGCCTGCTATCCGTGCGGCTGCTGAAGCTGAGATGGCACGTTACGAAGCTGATCTACGCGCGCAAGCTAAACTTGAGTCCGAGATCAACAAGATACTCGAGGCGCGTAAGAAAGCGATCAAAGACCTCAAGGACGAACAAAACGAATACAAGGATGCTGTCAAAGCATTGCTTGAGCGTATCGAACTGCTTAACGAGCAGACTAATGCGCTTAACGGCGCATCTTACTCGTTGGCTAACTACAATCGTATCCTCGAGCGTGCCAAGATCATTCACGATCTGACCAACGCCGCTGTTAAGGAAGGTGTTGCACTTACCCCCGAAGTAACCTCCGCCATTGAAGCTCAAGCCGACGCTTACATCAAAGCCGCTGAGGCCGAGGAGACAGCAGAGGACCGCATGAAGCGGTTTGCTGATCTCAGCGATCAAATCTCCAACAGTCTGCGTTCCGCGTTCGATAATATGTTCGATGATCCGATTGAGGGTCTCAAGCAACTATCTGAAGAATTGGCGCTTCTTGCGATCAAACTGGCCGCAATGAAAGCCTTCCCCAATATCTTCGGCAAAGATGGTATGATGGACTTCGGCTTGCCGGAGCTTGGTTGGCGCGGCCAGATGGCACCTCCGGGCGGCGCTGGCGGCGTCATTACACCGAGCGGCGTGGCTGCGCCTGTCGTGGGCGTAGCTTCTAGCACATCGGGGGCCACCGTTCTAGGGACTGGCGCAACTGGTGATCTTCCGGCTGGCGCTGAGGGGCTGCTTAACCTGATCCGTCGCGCTGAAGGCACGGCTGGCCCGAACGGTTACAACACGACTCTCGCTAATGGTGCTTTGCTTCCAGGTGGTCAAGAGCAACAACTTACGAGCATGACGCTGCGCCAAATTCTTGAGATGCAACGCGGTATGTTGGCTCATCCTGATAACCGTTGGAATTCGTCTGCTGCTGGCGCATACCAGATCGTAGGCACGACACTCGGTGGCGAGGGTCTGGATGGCTCCGGCGGTCTGATTAAGTCGATGGGTCTAAGCCTCGATCAGTTGTTTACGCCTGTGTTGCAAGACATGATGGCTCAACAGTTGGTCGCAGGTCGAGCTGGTCAAGGCGTCACTGGTCTCCGTAACGAGTGGCAAGGTCTGATGAATGTCGATACTAATGCGATCTTGGCAGCGCAAGCACAGCCTACCGTCATGCCTGCGACGGCCTCGACGATCCAGCAACTCTTGACTACGCTTTCCACTCAGGCGGCTGGTCCAGCCTACGCGGGCGGGCAAGGTATGGGTGTCGGCGCTAACATCGGGAGCTTCCTTGCCCAACTCGGCAGCCTGCTGCTCGGCGGCTTTGACGAGGGCGGTTACACCGGACCCGGAGCCGTTGGCAAGCCTGCCGGGGTTGTCCACAAAGGCGAGGTCGTGTTCTCACAATCTGATATTGCTCGGGCTGGTGGTGTCGGTTCTGTCGAGGCTTTGCGGCTTGGCGGTCGCCTGCCGGGATATGCAAACGGTGGCCTAGTCGGCATAACGCCTGCTATGGGCGGCTCATCGCGCCGTGGGCGCGATGTAACGTTCCAGATGATCGACCAACGGCCAGCGGGTTCGCCTGATCTAAACATCGACAAGTCAACGACTCGTGGACCGACTGGCGATGAACTCGTCAAGATTTACGTTAAAGAAGGCTTTGCGCGGGGTAGCTTTGACTCGATCGTTAATCGTCGCCTCGGCACGAAAACTTCAAAGGTGGTGCGCTAATGCCTGTAACTGTTTACGAATGGCCTTCCGCGGTCCCCGACTGTATCTATCCGCTGTCTCCGCAAGGTGGCGTGAAGGCTAACCGCTACTCCTTTGAAACCGATTCGCCTGCCCCACCTATCGAGCGTCCCATCCATACGTGGGCGCCGGAACAATACACTGTCGATCTGGTTCCGATGAGCATTGCTGCGTTCGAGGTTTTTCAAACGTGGTTCCGGGGAACGCTTGGTTACGGTGTATCACCGTTTCGTTTTAAGCATCCGATCACGAAAACGTATATGTCGTGGCGCTTCGTTAACTCCGATCCGCCATATCAGGTTACGAAGTCGCGTCGGATTCCTACCGACCGTCCGAATCGTAAGGCGATTAACGTGACGTTCTCGATCATGTCGATGCCGTATTCGTTTCCGGCTGACTTCCTGGTTCAGGAAGGTGTCGATTACGTGCAGCAAGAAAATACGAGCCGTATCGTCGTCAAAGACGGTTACAGCTTTATGGGATAAGATATGCCGCGTTCTATATTCGACAACCACGAGGATGATCTTAGGAAGCCGATCAGCAAGTATTCGCTGATCGCTTTCTTGACGATCACTAACGACGCGCTGCCGACACCTATTCGCGTAGCTTCGGACCCGACCGATTTTATTGTTGATGGCGAAACGTTTGTTGGTATTCCGTTCGATGTTTCAATCGTGTCTGACGGCGAGTCAGCTCCGACTGCACAGTTGCGTATCCAGAACATCACGCGCGAGATTGGTGATGCGGTGCAAGCTGCGACTGGCCGGATCGGGGTCAAGGTTGACATTCGCAGCACGATGGGCTTCGACCTTAGCGTTATTCCGAGGATTGTCTCTGGCGCGGGATCGGGGTTCGTCATGGGCTTCGATCACTTTGAACTGATTGACGTGCAGGTAAACGACACTGAGGTAACTGGCACCCTCATGCTGCGTGACTATTCCCAAGAGCCTTGGCCATCGGGCAGAACGACTAAGGCACGATGCCCGGCTCTTTGGTAAAATATATTGGCATTCCGTATGTGCTGAACGCTCGCGACGGCTTTACCGCTGCCGACTGTTGGGGTCTAGTCCGACTGATCTATAAGGCCGAACTGGACATTGCGCTTCCAATATACGGTGAGATTGACACTAAGGACTTGCTTTCCGCTGCAAAGCGGATTAAAAAGCAATCCAGCGGCTTGCCGTGGATAGACGTAAGGGAGCCTCAGAACTTTGACGTAGTTCTTATGCGGCATGGACCGCATAGTAACTTCCCCGGTCACGTTGGGGTTTGGTTCGACGGCTGCATCCTTCACGCACTTGACGGCATGGATTCGGTCTTGGCCAGAGCTACTCACCTCTCCGTGGCTTGGAGAATACTAGGTTACAGACGACATGCAGAATGCAATCCTAACCGTCTATCGTGAACCCTTCGGGATTTACCCGCAGGTGCGCCGGTTCCCGGAAGGTATGTCGCTGTATGATATGCGGCTGGCCTGTGACTTCCTCCCCGATGATTTTGACGAAGGCGGAGCGATCTGCATTAATGGCGATGTAGTTCCGCGGCCACTGTGGGGGCTAGTGAAGCCTAAACTGGCTGTCACCGAGATAACCTTCCACGCCGCTATCCAAGGCGGCGGGGAGAGTGGTGGCGGTAAAAACGTGCTAATGACAGTGGCCGGAATCGGTCTGGCTGTCCTTAGCGGCGGCATTGCAAGCGGTGCCATCCTTGGAACCTTAACTGGTGCGGCTGGTGGGGTCGGCACGGTCGCTTCAATAGCCCTAGCGTCTGCGGTGTCCTATGGCGGTTCGCTTCTGCTGGCATCGCTTATCCCGCCACCGTCTGACGATGACGCTCCCAAGGCGCTGAAGTTTGCATCGGCGTCGGGCAATATCCTCGCCCCGAATGTCCCTATCCCGCGTGTGGTCGGCAAGACAAAGATTTTCCCGCCGATGGCGATGGAACCTTATATTTACTTTAAGGGGCAGGACGAGCGCGTCGAAGCTCTTTATGTTCTAGACGGCCCGCACAAGATTGAAAATATCCGTATCAACGATATTGCTATCGGCACTATTCCTGATCTGGAATATACAGTTCTCGAAGGTTGGGATACTGACGATGCCGCTAGTATTATTGGCCGCTATGCTAAGAACGAGAATGTAGGCAAACAGCTCCGTGGCTATATGACCGTGGACGATGAAGGCGAGTTCGTCGATCAGACCTCCGACAGCCCGCTGCCATTGAAGCAAGTATTTATCACAAAGCGCAATTCAGATTGGCACGAGTTGCAGATAATGTTCCCGAGCGGTTTTATGAAAACCGATGACTCGGGTTCGGCTGTTACGATGCCATTCCGCTTCCGTATCCGTGCTGTCGGTAGCAGCACATGGCTTAATCTCCCCGAGGTCCATTACATATCCAAGGGTGAGATTCCGCGCCGACTGACCGTCTTTTTCAATATGGGTTCTGGCCATGCTGCGCCAGCCGTCGCGGCTGGTTCTAGCGGTTGGAAGCATAAGTTTAATTCTGTCCCCGGTCAAACGCTTGCGCCTGCTTCGTCAGGATGGACAGCCGATGCATTGTTCAGCGGTGGTGGGTCGCCTTTGACACTCGGCACTAACATGCTATTCATTGATCTTAACCAGACAGACTTTCCTGCCGAGCGTTATGAGATTGAAATCCTGCGCGGTGCGATCTTTACGGAAAACGATTTCAATTCGACAACCTATGCGCTGGACGGTATTATCTATAATCTGTTCGGTTACTTCATCGACAGTGGCAAGTGGAAGCTCGCGCGTGACCAGAGCAAATACAATGCTGCTGCGATCCTTGTCCGTTCAGTGTCCGTGTTTACTGATCCGCCGTTGCCTCAACCCGGCATGGCGGCGATCCTCATTAAGACGGTGAATCGTCAGGTCGATGAAATGTCTGTCGATGCCTCCGGCTATGTCAGGGATTGGAATGGTTCGGCGTGGGCTAATTGGACAACGACCTCCAACCCTGCGCCGCATCTACGCGACATTCTAATCGGTGATCTGAATAAAGACCCGTTACCTTCCGGTATCCTCGATGACAACTCGATGCTTAACTGGCGCGGTGCCTGTAATACGCTCGGCTACGAAGTCAACGCGATCATCGAGGATAAGTCTATCGACGAGGCTGCGCGAGTCATTGCCGCCTGCGGTTACGGAACCCTTATTATGTCCGACACTTGGGCAGTCGTTTGGGATCATGACCGCTCAGTAGAAGCGCCGACGCAGTTGTTCAGTGACCGCAATATGAAGGGCTTTCGCTATTCTAAAGCCTTTGCGCGTGTGCCTGATGGCTTCTTGGTTAACTTCAAGAATAAGGCAACCTCCTACGAGGAGGATCAAATTACCGTGATGTGGGGCGGTGGCGGCGATAAGCTCGAGCAGATCAACTATGAAGGTCTTGTGACCGAGGCCGAGGTAGAACAGCGTGCTACCTATGATCTATCACAGGCGCGTTACCGCTCGACGTTCTATACGTTTGAAGCACCGGCCGAGACGATCATTTGCCGCAAAGGTGATCTGGTCGGCGTAACGCGCAACATGCTGAGCCAAAGCAATCACTCTGCTCGGATTACTGATTGGACTGGCAGTCCTAACGTTACCGCGCTCGTGGTTGACGGAAGGGTGTCGATGGGCGCAGGCCGAGGCATCATGTTTGTGTCGGCAATCGGCTCAATGACGGTGGCCTACACAACAACAGACGGTTATCATTTGACGCTCACGACTCCGGTTCCGATTGGTTACGTAGTCGAGGGAAGTCTTATTACAACAGGCCCGATTGCATCTGTGGCGAAGAGGATGCTAGTCTTTGAGGTAGTCCCGCGGATCGGCTATACGGCCACCGTGACTTTGATAGATGAGGCTCCCGAAGTGTGGGCTGCAATAGAAGGATTAAGCTAAATGGCCGATAGAAAAATGTCTGCCTTCGCGGCCATCACGGCTGCGGGCCTCGCTGATAACGATTTGATTCCGGTTGTCGATGTTTCGGCTGGCGCGGTTGACGCCGGTAACAAAGTGCTCGCATGGAGCGAGCTAAAGACGATGATTTTTAACGGAGGCATTGCCGTCGTTAATACCGTCGCCGGGACAGCGAACGCGATCACCGGCGCGTTGTCCTTCGGTGTCCCGACAGACGGCAACTTCCTCACGCTGATCCCGACACTAGACAACACCGGGGCCGTGACGTTGGCGCTAACGGGCGACTCTGCGCGGGCTATACAGGATTCGCGCGGGCTTGCGCTAGGTGCGGGGCGGCTGTTTGCTGGTCGTATCTATCTGCTCAAGCGGATTGGCACCGTCTATCGGCTCGTAACAGAACCGAAATACGAAACGGGTTTGCCGTTTGTTACAGCCATGACCGGAACCGCCGACGCGATTGCGGGTTCGCTATCGTTCGGCATCCCGACCGATGGTCAGCTTTTGGTTCTGACACCGACTGCCGACAACACCGGCGCGGTGACGCTCAATCTAACAGGTGACGCGGCGCGGTCTGTTCGTGATGCGTCAGGAGCCCTTCTTGGCGCGGGTCGGTTGCTGACGGGTCGCAATTACATCCTCCGCCGCAATAGCAGCCTTTACAATCTCGTCACGGAGGCATTGACACAGCTCGATGCAAATAGTTACGGTCCGCACCTCTTGGGAACTGTTACGTGGATTAGCGACCAAGCTCTGACTGCTATTGCACCGTCTAAGATGAATCCGATCCTGCGCGACGGCCAGCTTGCGCTTATCGTATTTCCGACAACCAACCTCAACACGCTGATTCAACTTAACATCAGCGGCGGCGGCAACCGAGTTGTTCGTGACGGCTTAGACGTGGCACCGCCTGTTGGATCAATCGCTCCGGGCGTCACCTATACAATGCGCTATGACCTCGCAACGACGCGGTGGCGCATTATCGGAGGCACTATCAACGCCCAAGACCGTGCTTACGTTCTGGATCGTGCGAACCATACCGGCAAGCAGAAACTTCCGACCGTCATAGATGCTCCGCATCTGATCGGGATCAATCTTGTTGCGATGCTGAATGATCCGCCGTCTCGGATGCTTGAGGCGCTCAAGGGTCTGGCCGACATTTACTTCGACGCCGATACGCTGCCATTGGGCAATATCGCGAACCTGCAAACGGAAGGGACGCTCGCGCCACTGTATACTCTATCCGGAAGTGGTGCGGTCCCGGAAAAGATCGCGGCTGGTCTCTGGTTTAAGAACGCACAGTTCTTGCTCTACAAGCCTGTCACGCCTACGATCAATAACGTTCGTCGCGCCTTTACAATCATGGAAATGACCATGACGGTTTCTCTGGCGACGAACACGTTGTCGGCGCTCAGTCAAATCCTTGCCAACCGATCGAACCTTACCGGCATCCAGTTCGATGCGCTCGGTTACAACATTCGGCACATCGGGCCGGGGAACATCGCAAACGACATGACGCCTCAAATCCCGATGAATACCCGTCACCTCGTCGCAGTCGAAACCAACTACGTCGAGGGAACGACCACGCTGATTTCACCTCGCGACGGTCTGCCTAATACGGTGGCCGTCACGCCGACAGCCGGACCTATCTCGTTGGAAGATTTGCGGATCGGTGCGCAAAGCGAATTCATCCTCCACCGCTTCATGCTGTTCACGGAGTAAAACGATGCCCTATAACGTAGCCGCCCTTTGGGCTCGCGCATCCGGTAAGAACTACAATCCGACGCTGCTGCCTCCGCCTTACGAGATAATTGCCTACGATGGACAGTCGCTCGCGCAAGGTCCGACTGGCAGCATTGACGAGAAGCGCACGCAAAACATGATGGATCGCCTCGGCGTTGGGATGGTGCGCAACTTGAAAAATACGCTCGGCACTGTCATGTGGACGCAGGGACCGTTTACCGGAACGCTTGATACCGCGGTCCCCGGAACAGGTCTTGGCGCCGCTGTTACGGTCGGGAGTCTTACACCCGGTCATTATCTTGCGGTTGCGCTTCGTCGCCGTCGCGAACTCGCAGGTCTGCCGAATCCGTCGATGATCTTCATGTTCTGCGGTATCTCGGGTCAGCCGATCGAAGAGTTTACCGCCGATCCCGCAACTGGAGTTTACGGCGATCTCATCCACCGCAACCGTGGATACTGGATGAGCGAAGTCAAGCGCATCCAGCCGAAGGCGATGATGCGGTATGCTTGCTTCTCTCAAGGTGAAGCGGACTCCGATGACGACGCGGGATTGTATGCTCCGATTGCGCGGACCATGTGGCACGACTGGCTTGCACAGATTCAGGCTGTCACAAGCTCGCTGGCAATGCCAGTCGTCACTCAGATCGGCGGATACGCGGACAGCCTCACGCCGCCGAAGAACTATGACGTTTGCTTGGAGCAAGTCCAAGTCGCCGAAGAATACGGTGGCCTAGTTCCCGGTTCGTGGTATCCGTTCCCTGTTGGCGATTTGAACGTTCACCCCGACGCTACGCAGACAATGCTCATGGCGGATACGGTCGCGTGGGCTATCGTTGAGCATGAACTTGGCCACAGTTGGAAAGCCTTCAAGCCAACGTCCGTTGTAAGGTCAGGCGCGCAACTCGTGCTTACCTATCCGCTGGCCCCCGGCGAATCGCTCGTCCTGTCCAACTCGACGAAGTATGATGCTTATGGCGGGATCGCTTTTGGAGGCACGGCCAACAAAGGATTCGAGGCCGGAACGATCAGCGCCATTTCTGTTAGCGGTAACAAGTTGTATCTTACAACTGCCTCCGATACGTGGGCTTACGCGATGCAGGTTGCCGATATGACGCCTTACGCGGTGGGTGGTCTCAACTACGTGGCTCACCGCGGGTTGCTTCGGTCAACACGCCAAACGCCTTCGGTGCTGGTCCCCGGCGAAACGCTCTATAATTGGGCGCTATCGTGGCGCGGGGGCTTGTATTAAATGCGTGTCCTTGCCGCGCTGCTCTTGCTTACTGGTTGCGCGGCGGGATCAGCAAACTGGAACTCCGCAGGCGTTGTTTGGCACATTGAAGCCTATATCGACAACGTGCGATGCGTTGACCCATGCCCGGATAAACCTCCGGGCATGGTTGGACCAGAGGGAACTCAGCATTAGCGTTACTCTGCGATAAACTTCGTGAGAAACTCATCAAGCGGTCGGATGAAGATAGTCCCCGGCCAGCCATGCGGCGTGTAAGACACGCACTGAACCATATCGGCTTCCCGGTAAACAACCTCGGTTGCCCAATAAGACCCGCCAGAAGCATTATGCTTAAAATATCGCGGCAGCCCTAGCCATCTAGCCGTGTTGAGTGCTTCCATAGACAGTATTTCATACGATTTGCGTTCAGTCATTTAGCCATGCTCTTATACCACATGATTGTATCGTTCACCATGTCCATCGTGACAGGTGTTCCCTCAGCGCCGGTGGTGTTGAAAATCGGGTAGTCACGGCCCTCGGCGTCTTTGCGTATCGCCATATAGAACTGTTGCGGTGCCACAGTGGCCGCGACCATCTCAATTCCTTCCGGCACCTCGCCGTCGCGCATGTTCCACACGTCGAGCAGTTTGATCCCGACATGATGCCCCGGCATACACGAGGGTTTGCCGTTGATGAGTTTGACCTCTGGATGCTGGAATCCTACAACGGTTTTACGGTCAGCGCCGTAAGTCTCGATCATTTCCTCACCGCAATGCGGGCAGGGTGCGCAGTATGGCAATTCGTCGGCCTCCTCTTCTGTAGAGATTGTGTAGTTAAAGCGGTCAATGACCGCCGCGATATGTTCGATATTCGGTTGTGTTAGCTTGGCAACTCCGTGCTGAAGGCATTGCACTAGCCGATCAACGTCCTCCGCATCTGGCAGCGCGTCATGTTTCTTGGGCAGCGGACAGAGATATACTAGGTCTATGTCAAAGGCCATCGCAGAGGTTTCCTTTCCATGACACCCATCTGGGTGAGCCTGAAGTTATACCTTTTATACCAAGCGACAAGCTGATCGAAGTCAAGTCCATCGGAAGGACTGACTTCAAGTATCAGGTCCATCGCTTTAGCATCAGCCTGCTTGCAGAGTTGCGTGAGCATCTCGCGACCGATCCCCTTGCCGCGGTGCTCGCGTGGCACGTTGATGCGCGTCACGAGCCATTGCATCGGTTTGTGAGCGCGGCACAGGTCAATGACCGCCAGCCGCGCCGGATTCTCAAGGACGCGGGTAACACCGCTCATGTGCAGCGGATCGTCGAGTATCTCGTAGTCGTCGATCATCAGCGCCTCCGCAATGTCAGTTCGAGGTTAAGCAACAGGCACAACGTCACGAAGGTTGTCGGGCGCGGCCACCGTGTTTTGCCCGTGGCGATCTTGTTCACGGCACCGATCGACATATCGCAACGCTTCGCAATCATCTGCTGCGTGAGGTGGCTATCAACGATAGCCTCCCGAAGCACGTCCATGACGTGATCGGGGCCGTGCGGGCGAGTCCTTCGCGGCGATGCAACTACGTGTAAGTCGTTCCTTAGGTCGGTTATCATTGTGCTACCTCGCACCATCCGAGATAGGATGGGTCCATTCCAGGGCAATGCGGCCCCGTCGCTCCGACGACTTGCATAAGTTGAAACGCAAGCACTGATACCGCGACCCCGAGCATAATCAGGATCGCGGCTTCCAACAGGTGGTCCCACATGCTCATTCCGGTGTCTCCAAAAGGTCTACGATTTCGACCATCAGATCGCGCAGTTTATCGAACGACTGCGCAGAACTGATGCGGCTGCGCAGCAATCTGAATCGACTGATACGGTTGGCAAGTGCTTGACCGGCTTCATCAAGCTCATCTTGTTCTCGTTGATGCTCGGGACAGAGGCCGTTCTTGGTATGTTGTTTGCAGCCCGACCAAGCGCAGAGCGGTAGCGCAAGATAACGCCTGCGCTGCTCGTCTGCTTTTTGAAGATGCGCGAGGCATTTGCGCGCTCCCGGCGATGCGATAGGTTCCCGACAATAGCCGACCGAACAGCATTTAATCTCTGTCATTTTGTCACCACATGGCTTAGTTCTGCCTGACGGCAAAACTCTTCTTGACCCATGACTTCCACGTTGCGCTCGGCGTTGACGATACCGTTGCGGAACCAGAGCCGTTGATCCAGCGTCAGAGGATCAAAGAAGTCTGGCTCCAGCGTCATGTTGGTTGTGGCGGGGGTTGCTGATTCGTAGCCGAGCGAGAAACACAGCAGCCATGATCCGGTATAGTAACCCATCCGGCTGTAAGTGACCTCATCGGCCTGCGCCGAAGCGGCCACCCAAACGGTGGCCGCAGACAACAGGATACTTTTCATTTGTTGTTTTTCTCCCAGTCCTTCATCCGGGCCTCGTTCATCTTGCCCGCGAACAAAATGACTTCGTAGGGGTGCTTATGCCCGCGGATCGAAAGTTCTGCGGCGGTCAGGTCGCGCATCTGCCACGCCATGTCAAAGGCGCGGAGTTTGCGCTCCAGCATCTCCTGTTTTAGTTCGTCAGCAGGCATCCCGGCTGTTGCTTTCATTCGTCTTGCTCCTTGGTTATCGCGTGCGGTTTACCCCGCACACTAAGACCATAGCACAAACACGGGCCGCGATCAACAGCTTAAACCGTCGCGGATGGCTGGTAGCATATGATCGTATCGACTAACGCCCGAGCCGTCGCAGGTGTCAGCACCGGCGAGGTGGAAGCGTTGGAAACGCTCTAACGTATTGACGCGACCAATGTGGATATGCAGACCTATATTTTTATAAAACTTGACGATCGCGATAGCTTCGTCGCTGTCTTTGAACTCTGTAGTCCCGCCGATAAACAGAGCATGTATCCCGCCGGGGGTGCCAGCAAAACCATCCTGAGCCACAAAGGCTTTTCGCCATCCATTAGCGATGTAGTTGTATCTTTTGAACAGTTCCCAAGATTCCTCGTGTGAGCCAACCATGTCCGGTATCGCAACAAATAGGCAATCGTTTTTCCTGAATTTATCACGATCCAGCAAAACTTTAAGCCCTAGTATCTTTAGCTCGCTGAAGGCTCCGTTATCAACAGCGAACGTTTTATGACCGATCTTATACTTGGTCAGCGGGGTGAGCAGTTGACCTGCTACGCCCTCTGGCCACTGTGCGGCGCGAAGTGCGATACGGTCCCTATGACCGTCGATCAGAAACTTCAATCTGCCATCCCCCACGCAGGACCGGACGAGCCGTCGATCCTGACAGGAACGCGAAGTCCCGGCATCGCGTTTTCCATCAGGTGCTTAAAGTCTGTCCAGCAGGGGGCGCTTAGGTCGCGGCCATAATACTCGAAGTCTAGTTCGTCGTGGACGGTGAGGCAAGGCATCCCACAGGCATCGTCGGCAAAGTATCCGGCCTCGTAGGCTGTCACCATCGCCTTTTTCATCACATCGGCGGCACCGCCTTGCAGTTTACGGTTCAACGCCTTGTGCGTATGTGAGCGTTCGATGTTGTATGGACCCCACTTCATAGACGCGGCGCGATAGGACAGGACAGGTGCCTTGCGATCAAACTCTTTCGTTGTCCAGCCATTAAAATCTGACTTGCGCCCGAGGATCGTTTCGACGTAGCCGAGGCGATGGACCTCGTTGGCTGCATCGTCCATCGTCGCTTTAGCGAACGGCGCGGTCTCGTGATAGCTCTGATACATCAGTTCGCCTTGCTTGCGATTAACCGATCCTCCCTTGCTAAACTTGATAAGGTCCGCGATCAGCTTCGGCTTGCCCATTCCGTAGATCAGACCGAAGTTGATATTCTTGACTGGCCGACGGTCGAGGCGAATACCAGTCTTTTCAAAGATCATGTCTCCGATCAGATCGTGATAGTCGAGGTCGGGGTTACTGTTATAGGCGTATCGCAGTTCATCAGCGCCTTGGCCGACCGCATGATGAGCCAGCATCCGGTATTCAATCTGGCTGTAGTCCCACTTGACCCACAAATGCTCATGCTGCGCAACGAACGCATTGCGCACTCGCTTACCAATGTCAGACCGGATCGGAATGTTCTGTAGGTTGGGATCGGATGAGGCGAAGCGGCCAGATCGTGCGCCACGCTTTGCGCCTTTAAGCGGATGGAAGCTGCAATGCAACCGACCGTTGACATTCTTGTTAAGCACGTAGCTTTTGACAAAGGTGTCTCGGACTTTGGCTATCCGCCGATACTCAAGGATGGCATCGCAGAGCGGATGGTCGATTTCCTCCAGACTGGCAGCGTCGAAGGTTGTCCGCACCTGTTGGGTCTTGCGATCCACGATTTGCGGAATCGGAATGCCGTGCTTAACGAACGCTGACTTGATCGACTCGCCAGCGTTGGGATTGACAGGCTGTCCCGCGATCCGCCTAAGTTCCGCCTCAACAGTGGCCAAGTCAACACCTAGCTCGTCGTAAAGCCGCTCGGCGTAAGGTATATCGACAGGCGCACCACGAAAGCGCATTTCGACTAGCAGCGGGATCAGTCGGCACTCAAGATCAAACAGGTCCAGCACACCGCGCTCGTGTAGCAGCGGCCACTGTTTCTCAAGGATTCTGATCGGCAGCGCGGCGTCCGACTCAGCGTAAGGTCCAGCCAGTGACGGCGGGGCGAGGTGCATATGCTTCCGCTGTTTTTCGTTCGATATGCCGCCTTGCCAGCGGGCGAGCCAATCGTAAAGGATATTGGACTCTTTGCCGGTGCCGAGGTAGTGTTGCGACAATCCCTCAAGGGATACGTCAGGGGTCTCGGAGTTTAGCAAGGCTTCCGCGAACTGCACATCATATAGACGACCGTTTACCGCTATACCATACTCACGCATCCACCCTACGTCATAGATTAAGTTCGTGCCTATTTTTGGTTTGAACTGCTCAAGCCAATACTTTGCGAACGCCAGCACTTGCTCCTGATCCATATTTAGGTGCTTTTCAGTCTCGTGCGCGAACGGGAAATACCAACTGGTCCCATCCTGAACGGACATTGACACGCCGATCAAATGACCTGACGGGCCTCGGGACCAACCGGGGCCAGCCTTGAGCAGTTCGGGGTCAAAGGTTTCCACGTCAAATCCGAGGACGGTGGCCGCAGATAGGTTCGGCCAGTCGGTGACAGGTCGCCAGCCAGTCTCAGGTATCGGAGGGTGCGGACCACGATCACGCTTGCCACCTTTGGCGCGAGGCACATCGTGCCAGAACATACCGAAGTGGTCAAGTCGGCTCATGCGTTTAGTCCTACGATAGCGCCTCTAAGGCGGTCGCCTTGGAAGGCACACGGTTTCGGATACATTGTGAAGTCCACATATTGCGCAGCCTGCAAAAGCAGGAGCATGTCAATCTTGTAGATGCCAGTGAAGTCCAGACCCGGAACCTCGTAGCTTGCGCCGATGCCTTCGGCTGGCGATGTGTTGACGCAACCATTTCTGAAATAAACGTTGTTATCCTTTTCCGCAAGCGGGCGGATGGCTTCCAAGGCGTCGAACAGCGTTGGCGGTATCGGTGCCAGCGTTGACGGGCGCTCTAGGATCGCCGCAAGGTCGGGCCAGTCGGTGCTATACAGTTGCGTTCGCAACCATCGACCGCTCGGGTAATGGAAGGTGATCGAATGCTCACTGATCTGCGCATAGGTCGGAAAGTCGTCGATGCGGACCAATTCGCGGATCGCCTCGATCGGGATATTGGCGCTCATCGGGAACGGGGTGCCGATCCAGTATTGAACGACGCAGACGTTGTTAGTGGCGAACGCAGATTGATCCTTGAGGTAAACGCCGTTGACCCACGGTCGGCTTGCATCAGTTCCAACGAAAGGTAGCACGGCGCGGATAGCTGTCATAAGCTGCTCGCCGTCAATCTCAAACACCTGACCTTGCGGCTCTATGATCGGTGCCTCCGTATCAAAGCATTCGATGAATGCCTTAAACGGTCCTGACTGAATGCGAAGTCGGCCATCGTCAGTCATGCCGATGGACATGACCTCTTGACAGTTGGCGATTGCCTTCACCAGCGGCACGGCGATCGGCATACACGGAACGGCGAACTCGATCGGGCTATAGAGCGCAATCACACCGTTATAGGCGCGGATACCGCCATCGGCAATCCAAAAGTGTTTCATTTCAGGCACTAGGTCTTTACTTGCGACAGCGCCGCGAATAAAGCGCATCGTTTTTAGCAAATCATCCATTCACCAAAGCCCTTGCATCATTGGCGTCCGAGCCTTCGGTTGCGCCTTCTTTTCATTGATCTGCTGCTGAATGATCTGATAAGCGAACAGGTTATAGGTAAACCGTCCGAGGTAATGGTCAATCAGATAGTCAGGATTAAACCCCTGCGCGACGAGCGTAGCGACTACGCGCTCGCGCTCAATATCGGTCAGGCTGTTGATGTGAGCGCCCTTGTCATGACGACTAGGAGCGTTCTTTGATACATGCAAGCTGCCATAGCCGGGGAAAGTAATCGCGCCGAACGATGCCGTCTGAATCCACGACGACGAGTCACAGGATCGCCACGGATAACGCTCCATCAGTGCCAGCGACGTGATCCCGAACCCATGCACCTTGACCTTGGCCGAGCCATCAGGGTTAATCATGTGGCGAGACCAAACGCGGTCGAGCCATGTAATCAGGTCAGCCGGGGCGCGACCGACGCAGCCGCCGATGGTGATGTAAGGATAATTGTTCACGTAGTAGTCAAGATACCGCTCGTCCTCACCAAAGTGGAAGCACGGTAGCGGGGTGACGCCTTGCGCCTCCATAGCCATTTGGTTCTGATATGTCAGGAGCGGATCACCGATGCCGTCCAATACGGAGGCCAGCACAACACCATCTTCGTCGAGGATAGATGAGCGGTTCGCTTTGATGAAATTGCAGTAGTCGGTTATGTCGATGGTCGCGCCGAGCGTCCATGCGGAAAAGGCACCAGAGTCTAAAAAGACCTTGACCTTTGAGCTTTTAAGCTCGTCCTGTCGCTTACCGCTCCCAATATAGTGGAAGGATTCCAACCTGTGCGGAACCGTGTCCGCTATCTGGATCAGGTAAGGATCAGTGAGTTTGTTGTATTCGCCTTGACCCGGAGCCATGCCAACCCACACGGTTGAGGCCATGTAGATCGACAGATTCATTTGGCCTCCGGCGCTGCGCTGGCGGGGGCGCTGGCAGGCGCGGGGGCTGGCTGGCTGTCATGGGTCGCGGGGGCGCTGTCGGGCGGCTGGACGGCCACGCCACGCAGGGAGGGCAGCGGTTGCTGCGCCATCGCATACCACAACGAGGACCAATAGTTGAACATCGCGGCTTATCCCCTTATGAGCGCGGCCCCTCGCGGGGCCGCGACTATTAAGCCTAGTCCGCTAGACGGATAAACTCCGACCGCGCTTCTGGCTTGTCCTTTATAGCACCTCTAACGGCGCTTGTCAAGGTTTCAGTGCCTTGCATCTGGATACCACGCGATTCCATGCACATATGCCGAGCCTTTACAATGACACCGACTCCTAGCGGTTTGAGGTGTTTATCCATCGCATCCGCGATCTGCGCTGTCATACGCTCTTGCACTTGCAGCCGTCGCGCAAACATATCGACAAGCCGCGGAATCTTCGACAGCCCGACGATCTTGCCGTTCGGTATGTAGGCCACAGTGGCCGTCCCGAAGAAGGGCGCAAGATGGTGCTCGCACAAAGAGTAAAACGGGATGTTTTTGACGATCACCATTTCATCGTAGTCCGCTGCACCATCCTCAAAAACCTTGAGGATTTGCGCGGGGTTGCCACCATACCCGGAGGTATGGTGCATCCACGCTTTTGCAAAACGGATAGGAGTATCCCGCAGTCCATCCCGCTCAGTCTCGACCAACTTTAGCAGCATGTCGGCGGCCATTGCGGCGTTGATATAGTCCTCGGTTGATTGCGTCATTCATCCCTCGCGTATGTTGCCGAGTTGCCTTCATGTTCGCTGACCTTGACGGAGAGCAGGATCACGTCGAAGTAATCGTCACCTTGCTGCAACCGATCAAAGATCAGGTCATAGACGAAGCGCGCAAACTCCTCACAACCGACGCCGGGGACCACGTTCAGGTCGATCAGACCTTTTGTGTTCAGATCGTAGAACGTCGCAATGTGCGGATCGTGCTCGGCGATCAGGGTCTTGTGATCGAAGTTCTCGACCAGCAAGTCCTTGATCCACTTCAGACCGCCGAAGTCTGCGACCCACCCGTTGAGGTCGAGCGTTAGCGCCCCGAACGTAATGTCGAAGGCCAGCGGATAGCCATGCAGGAAGCGGCAATGGCTTTCCGCGGTCGGCTGCCGGAAGCAGGCCGAGAGGCCCAAGCTGTGCGGGTATCTTTTCGTTACCGTGAACATTAGCGATAGCCTTTGTAGTTGGGGGTGTCGGGAAGGTCCATCAAGCCCTCGTCGTGAGCGCGAAGGATCAACGGATCAGGCACACCGGCTTCGAAGAAACCTTTGGCGCGGAGCAGGGTCGCGTGATCGTGTCCGGTCGGCGGATAAGAGCCATCGTAGGACGTGTGGCTATAAGCCAGCGCCTCCATGCAGCCCGGAAGGCTCTGGGCCAGCATGACCGATGCAGCTTTTGTCAGGTCCATCAGCGGCGTGATAACGTTGAGGTAAGCAGGTCCGCCATCCTCGCCGGTAAAGGTGCCGAGTTCAGATACGCCTTCAAAAGCGTTGATAAAGTCCCGGCGGCAGTCGGGATAGCCACCAGAATCTTCCTGACAGACGCCACTAACGAGCGTGTCGATGCCGAGGACATAGGCGCGGTTTGCGGCGATCGTCAGGAACAGTTGATTGCGCATCGGCACGAACGTCTTTTCCAGCCCGCCCGGAAGGCTGTTAAAATCGGCGTATTGTTCAAGCGGTGCGTCCGATACCAGCGGGCTAGTGCCTTTGAGGATATGTCCAAGCTCGACAAACTCGTGCGACTCGACCCCGGCCATCACGCCGATAGTAAGAGCTGCGTCCAGTTCGCGGCGATGCCTCTGCCCGTAGTCGAAGGTCACGGCATGGACACGGCGGAATTGGGTCAGCGCCCAAAAGAGGCAGGTGGTCGAGTCTTGACCCCCGCTGAACACGACGACACAATCAGTCATTATTCGACTCCCAAGTATTTGTGGATTTGCAGTTGAAGGGTCAACCCGTCATAGGTCTGGACGTTTTTCAGAACTTCCAATAGGTTGATGTAGTTGGTATCCTCGTTGCCAGTGTCGGCTGGCTGAAGATAAATCGGCAAGTCCCAACCTTTCGGCGGGCGGGCCAACTGAGGATTCGCGACATGGCCGAGCGCCTTGGTCGGCAGACCATCGGTCGGAGACATATCGGTGTGATGCAGCACATACTTGAAGCAACAGGCGCGGGCCACCGTGTCAGGATGGACAAAGCCAGTCTTGGGCGAGCAGACGATATAGACACCGTGCCGATTGCTCGGGCGGCTCGATACGTCGCGTTGATAGTAAGAGCGATCCCCGACAAGAGTGGGCGGCGGCAACGTGCCGTTAGTCTCGACCTGCACGTAATAGCCAGCATCGGTGAGTGCATCCAACAGTGGCCCAATCGGCTGACGGAACGGCTCACCGCCTGTAATGACCACGAGGCCGACGCGACGCAGGTAATAGACGTTCTCGATGATCTCATCGGGAGTCGAGTTATACCGGCCCTTTGTGTATTCAGTATCACAAAGCGGGCATTGCAGATTGCAGCCTGCGAGCCGGATAAACACACAAGGCTCACCGCAGAACGGCCCCTCACCTTGTATCGTCTGGAAGATGGAATGCACGTCAAGCGTTCCAGTGTAGGTCTTGACGACCTTTTCAATCGGTTGATGATTGAGCATCTCAGTCCCTTGTCCATAAAATGATAAATCCCGCGCCAGTTTACTAGCGCGGGACTACATTGTCAAGCCCGAATTGAGTTACTCAGCAGCTTGATCGTTTTGGATCACAGCACCGAACTCGTCATACTGGACTTCCGGCTCCGGGATCGGCTCGGGCTGGACTTCAACCGGGGCAGCGGTCGGCTGCGCCTGAATCTCCATCGTCGCCATGCGAACCGATTTGACGCCGTAGAACTTGCGCCACAGGCCATACTGCGTCCGGAGGGTCGCGGGGTTGATCCCTTCCGAGGTCGCCATGTCAACACACGCCGACAGCGGGGCCGGAGCGCGCATCGCGCTGGAGATCGCGTTGAAGATCGCCCACGCTTTGCCAGTCAGCGAGTCAGCAGCGGGCATCGTCACACCGTTCTGCGTGATCCGCTGGACCTTTTCGGCCTTGACGGTCGCAACCTGAGCGGCTTTGGCAGCGGCTTTGGCTTCGCGTTCAGCCTGCTTCTGGAGCTTTGCGGCTTCCTTGGCGGCTTCTTTTTCGGCCTTGATCGCGGCACCGGCAGCAGCCTTGGCTTCTTTTTCAGCCTGCTTGACGGCTTCTTTCTCTGCCTTTTCGCGCTCACGGGCAGCGATCTTTTCGGCGGCAGCGGCAGCAGCGGCTTCGGCTTTGGCTTGAAGCGCAGCAGCAGCCTCGGCAGCTTTTGCAGCGGCGGCTTGTGCGGCCTCGGCGGCGCGGGCCGCGAAGGCATCAGCAGCCGCTTGCGCGGCGGCGGGGTCGATAGTTGCAGTATCGTTCATTTGGTAGGTCTCCGTTGATTGCCACGATTGGCAGGTTTACCGCCTTTTAATGTAAGCGGCCTTATGTCGCCTTGCAAGCGCAAAATGCTTAAAATGGTGCTTTGCCTTGCCATGACGGACAGCCCGTTACGATCACACGAGCGGGCGGGCGAGCGCCTCCCGCTAATGCACAACTTTCCGTGCTTTCGGTAAAGTGTTCACAGTCGATACAAGAATGCTCGATCCCTGCGTCGTCAATGATTTGCACGATCCAGTTGACCAATTTGTTCTTATCTATCAAAACGGTATGTCTCCTGGATAGTAGCCACCATCGGTCTGAGGATTCCAGTTGCCATAGTCGCTGCTTTTCGGCTCGGTGGGATCAGGCGGGACTTCCTGCAACGGTGGCCCGCCCAGCTCTGGGGGTAACTCGAATGCTGTCCCTACGAAGTCATAGGCTTCAATATCAGGGTAGGTTGTGTTGAGCCATACCTTGATAAACTTGGGCTTAGTCAGCGCCGAGGCATGTTCCATTGCCTCGTCAACTGTCGCCGGGATCGCACCACGCCGACCGCCATGATTCAGCCACCACGTATGCGCCCGCCTCAGAGGATAGCTGCCTGTCGGATGCTCGAAGCAAACCCATGTGCTGAAGCGACGGACACCGCTGAAGTAATCGACGCGGAGCGTGTCAGCCTTGCCGCGCTTGCCTACGTTGTGCGAGCAAATCATACGATGCACCGGAAAGACGCCATACTCTTTTGGCGGGATCGGTTGTGTTAGGTCGATGCTTACGACCAGCTCCGCCTCCGATGCTTCAGGCCTGATCCGCTCTGGCGGCGGGAACTCGTAACCGCATTCGGTGCAGATGCGAACCGATATGTGGTGATAGGTCGCGCATTGGGGGCAGAGCCTCATTGGCGGCGATCCGACGCCCGTTGCCCCTCGGCGACGTGGAATGTTAGGATAGTTGATCGACCCGAGCCGCTCAGTATTGCCCACGAAATCGAGGACCAGACAGTTCTGCTTGGGGCTGGCGAGGATGCTGGCCATCCGCCCGTCGAGCGTGTTAATGTCATAGAGGGGCGGGCCACCGTTATGCCCCATATGGTTGACCCAAAACGGGCGAGTCCCTCGGCCTAGCATCTGGACCCACAAGCCCGGTGAGCGTGTCAGGCGGAGCATAGCGATAAGATCAATCCGCGGATTGTCGAAGCCAGTCGTCAAAACGTTTTGGTTCGTTACACCGCGTAGCTTGCCGTTGCGGAAGTCCTTTAGAACCTCGTCACGGTCATTGCGCTTGCTATGCACCGCCTGAACGTCGTGTCCTTTGGACTGGAACATATCGGCAATCAGTTCGGCGTCCTCGATCGACTGCGCAAACGTCAGCCACGATTGGCGACCTTGCTCGACGCCGAGGGCGATTGTAGTGTCAACCGCACGTTCAAGGATATTTTGATCGCGCAAGGCTTGGCTTGTCTCACGGTTATCGAAGTCTCCCGCCGTGACATGGATCGCCGAGTCGTCGAGCTGGAAGCCCGGATACTTTGGCACCAGTCGCATCAGGTAGCCATTTTCGATCGCCCAGATAAACGACTCTCCGTGACCGATGTTGAAGCATTCCACGTCAAATAGTTGGCCGTCAGTGAGTAGTCCGGTCGTCATGCGGAACGACGTGGCAGTGAATCCGATCACGATCAGGTTAGGATTCTTTTCCCGTAGCGCGTTGATAAACCGGACATAGACGGCGTTCTCCTTTTCGCTGATCCGGTGCGCCTCGTCCACAATCAGGAAGTCGATTCTTCCAAACAGTGCTGCGTGTTTGGCAACGCTGGCAATCCCCGCATAAGTGATTTGCGCCCGTGTATCGCGCATTTTAAGGCCAGCACTATACACGCCAACAGGCGCGGCAGGCCACAAAGCGCGGAGGGTGTGGTAGTTGCCCTCGACGAGTTCTTTGACGTGAGTGACAACCATCGACCGTAGATGAGGGTAAGTCGTCGTCATGGCATAGATAAACATAGCCATCTGGAGGCTTTTACCCAAGCCAGTCGCCTCCACGACAAGCGGGTTCTGGTCGGGGTGATTGTGGACTTGCTGCCACAAGGCTTCATGGGCAGCAAGTTGATAATCTCGCGGCTGTAGCTTCACTTAGATCGGCTCCCAGTTGTCGCACCCGACCAGTTGGAAGTCGAGCGGGATTACGCCGTGCCATTTGCTGCAATACCATCCGCCTTCCTCTTGGGTAGCGGCGAACACGCAGGTCCGACAGTTCTTGTGCGGCGGCTTCTCGTAGTGGCATATCTCACGGAAGTCGCAGTAGCGGCATTCAAACCATGAGGGGTCGTCGGTCAGGCGCGGCGGCGCATCCTTGGCGAATACGATCTTACGCGCCAGCTCGATATACTGATCGGCCATCTCGGGCTTGAGGTAAACGATCTCGTAGTATATCTCGTCGTCGTTTTTGTTCACCGAGATAAACAGGCACCAGTCGAGTTCCAGCATCCGCATGTAGATTTGCATCTGCACCCAATAGACAGGCTTCGACGACAGGACTCCCTTGGCCGATACGTCCTTAAAGGACTTATCGTTCATCGTCTTGAACTCGACCCCGCCCCACCCTTCGGGCAGGTGCGGCCCGCGAATCTTGCCGTCATTGCTCCCGCTGAAATGGCCACCGTGGGTGACAAAGCCCCATTGCTTCGGCCCGTCGCCGCGCTCGGTTGCACGACGAATGTGGAACGGATCGTCGGACACATCATCGAGATAGTCTGGACCTTCGGGGAGTGGTTGATCCCACGGCAAACAGGTGTAACTGTCCGAACCGGGGTGATAGCATAGGCGCTCACTAAAGTCGCGGACCTCGTAACCCGCTGCCCGTAGCCAGCGGATCACGCGGACTTCCTCCTCGCGACCCCGATCAAACAGCCTCATCATCCTGCCGAGGTGTTGCCCACGGTAGGCCCAATGGAAGCCATACCACGCTTGTCGAGCGCAACGGTGGCCAATCTGGCTTGCCCCAAGATGCCCTCGGACCTTATCGGCACTGTGCAGCAGTTGCCGCGAGCCTTCATCGACCGCCTTGCGGATCGCTTCTATGGTGTCATTGTTCGACAACTGTTATCCTAACCGAAGATGAGGCAAGGTTGACCCTTGCGAGCTGCGGACATTCCGCGATAGGCTTGACGATCGCACCAATCGTTCACGTAGGTGGCGCGACTGTTAATTTCTCCATGACCGGGGACGTGAGTGGCCTCTATCACTACGCCCATCAGGTCAGCCTTTTTGAGTCCTTCAAACCAGATGCGTCGAAGGTCTGGTTTGAGTTGATACCCGGTGATTGCATGAATCACGGCCATGCAGTCCGACCGAATAAGTATATGACCCGCGCCCTCGTTCTTTGCCATCCATGCGCCGTTGATCGCGGCATACATTTCACAGATGGTGCTGGTGAGCTTTTCCTGCGCGTTGATCGAGCCATATCCTTTGATCGGTCGGTCGATACCGTCCACTCGAACCCAAGCGGCCCAACCGCCGTAAGAGCGATTGGGCTTTTTAGGATCGACGAAGTAGGAGGCATCCGTGATTACGGTAGCCCGAATCGTCACATCATCCCCCGATCTTGAGTGCTGACCGCGGTGCGCGGGTTTGCAGGTTAAGGCTGACACCCTTGGCGCGTTCCGCGGCATGGGGGTTCAGCGTGACCGTCTTGGCCTTGCTACCTTGGCGCATGTTAGGGAACACTTCCATAAGCGCCTGTTGGATCAGGTCCACCGGGACGAGCGCGTTGACTTGCGACAGCGGCTCGGCGTTACGCTTGACACGCTTTGCAGCGTTCAGCGCCTGAACCCTAATCGCCAGCGCGATTGCGAGGTCGCGGTAGGCGGTCTTGGGGTGAGGGAACAGCCCGGCCTTGTAGTCGGCCACGGCTATCGCCTTGATTTGGCGCATGACGAACGGCCACATCAGCGTGTGAGTGATCCGTGCCGACTCGCGGCCCGCGATGGTGTGAAACTTATCGCCGTTGGCTTTGGTCGTCACGACCAACTTGCAGCCGAAGTATTCGGCCACCTGATAGGCGAGCATTTCCCAATACGGGGTGGTCTTGAACGACCGATAGAAGTCACGGTCCACGCCGACAGGATCGTCGCTATCCAGACGGCCGAGGTCCAGCAGGTTAAGGCCATGCTCTTCCATCATCCGTTGCGCCTTGTCCATAAACACGGCGGCTTCTTCGGGGTGGGTCGAGCTGTCCGCTTTGGCGATGATCTTGCGGATTTTGTCAGCGATGGCAGACATTTAGTTTATTCCTTTGACTCGGCGCTGCCCTATTGCTGCGCCTGCCCATATCTTAGCAGGTATCACGTCGCCGCGCAATGTCATACGCACGTTGAGGCACAATAATGTCGGGGCGCGTTGCCAACACGTCCCAGAGGTGTTTGCGTTTGACCTCGAGCGACTCGTCCTCATAGACACGGAATACCTTGTCATAAACCTGGAGGAATGCTTTGTTGGTCTCGCGATAGTTTTTCTCACGACATTTGGTGCTGCAATAAAGCTGCCGGTTTGCTGTGCGCTTACATTCGCGCTTGCAGTATTTACAGATCACTAGACGGCGCCTCCGATCGGCACGTAGTCGGCCTTCGGAATGGCCGTGAACTGCCGCTCGTCGCGCCCATGCGGTCGCACCGACATAGGCTCGAAGCCCATCTCGTCGCCGAGCGCGGCCCATGCCCGATTGGCGTTTTCCTGCTGGCTAGTCGGCATCCCGACTTGCAGCATTATCAGCGGCACAGGTTTCATCGCCTCAAGCAGTTTATCGTATTGCGCCTGAGTCATCGTGTATATTTGTCTAGTGGACACTTTCGTTAATTCCTTTCTCTCCGGTTGGTCCTACAACGGTCACATGACCGCTATCACATTCAGGGCATTTGATTGTTCGCGCGAGCAGATCGACTTGCTCGACGCGGAGCGGTAGTTTAGCAGCCTGCCAACGGTGGCCGCAATGACGGCATTGAGCAGCTAGAACGTTCATCCGCCGTGCGCCTCCTTTAGCATACGATCGAGGATCGCTTGCGTTTCGTAATACTTCGTTTTCCACTTGCGACGATCTTCACACGCCTTGTTGTATGAGTCCTCGGTCGGGTAATGCTCGGTGCCGCCTTTGATTGCGATAGCTGTTAGCAACGATTCCAGACGGGTGAGCGTAGCTTCATGGATCAGCAGCAGTTCGCAGGTCAGGTTGTCGCAGGGAGCGCCACCGTGAAGCATTCCGGTGCCTTTGCAGAACTTGCAAGTTTCGTGCGCCTCTTTGGCTTTAGCCAATATGCTCATCAGTGTGCGTCCACCTCGCGCATCCGGTCGCGGGCGTTTTCAAGCAATTCGATTGCTCGATCGTGCCAGTCGCCAGCCTTTTCCCGGAGCATCATATGATTGGCGATTACGTCGTCGAACGTAATCTCGGAGAGCGGTGTCGGCGGCTCGGGCGGCGTCCCGTAGATCACCGTCAGTTCGCTCAACGTTGCGTTGTCGAAGATATAAGACGGCTCAACCTCACGAACGCGACGGATGCCGCGCTTGCCGTTCTTCGGTGGCCGCTCTGACGGGGCATGATCCCGATATTCGGTGCGCGGGCGATAGTTGCCAGTGTGATCGGACTTTTCAAAATAGTATAGGGGCATACAACCATCCTTGCTCTTTGCAATGTTTCAGGAGCATCTGCGCGGTGTTGGCGGTAGCCGTAGCATCCGCATGTTCGCGCAGAGCTGACTCCCAACGCTCGCACATATCCGGCGGATAGCGCAACTCGTTGAGGTAAAGCACATCCTGCGCGGTAACAGTGAGCAGATCAACCAGATCGTTGAAGACACTTTGCGGGATCGTCACCATCGGCGGCGAGTATTCCTTCGCATCGGCAGGCGCTTCTGGCTCTGCGGGGCCGCTGACGACTTGCTCACTATCGTGCTGGAGCACCTCATAGACTAGACCTTGAATGGCATACAGAGCGCCCTTCAGCATTTTCTTTTTCATGGGTTGTCCTTTGTGTGGGTGAGGGCCACCGTGACAGTGGCCCTCGTTGCCGCGTTGCAGCTTATTGGGCGGGAGGCGTGTTGCCCCACGGCTGCGGAGCGAACCCCGGCTGCGGTGCCGGAGCCACCAGCGTTGTCGCGGGCTGCTGAACCTGCGGCTGCGGCTGTTGGGCGAACGGCGGAACCCCGTTGGACTGCGGCTGAGGCTGCTGGACCTGCGGTTGAGCAAACGGCGGCGCTACGGTCGGTTGCTGCACGACCGGAGGAGGCGCAAAGGTCTGCGCTGGCTGCGGGCTCGGCTGCGCCTGTGGGGCGGTCTGTGGCGGCGCGAACTGCTGCGCAGGCTGTTGCACCACGGGGGCGGGCTGTTGCGGCTGTTGGGCGGTTGCGGGGGCGCGACGGGGGCATTCCCGCCACCACTTGCGCCGCCGATCTGCCCCTTGACCGGGGTTTGACCGTTCATGTCCAGATAGGCCCGAATCTCGTTGTTGTATTTCGGATTGTTCGGGTCTTGCTGAATGTCGGTGCGGAGTTGTTTGTCCAACCGCACACGGAACGGACGGCCATGCAGTTGCTGAGTATCCTGCCAAGCAAGGATGCCGCAAACGTGCGAGATAGCCGACAGGTCGCGGAACGCGATCTCGACAGCCTGCGGGTTCTGGTTGACGATGTTGAGGCGAATCGTCAGCCGCTTGCCAGCAAAGCCATCATCAAGGCAGACGCATTCGAAAACCAGCATCGTTCCGCCGCCTGCCTTCGTCGGTTTGGTATCCGACTTGACAATCTGGAAGGCATACTCGCCGGGTTCGAACACGTCCTGCGATCCGGTCGAAGGATCGTATTGTGTTGCATTGAAGTTAATTTGCACCATATTGGTGACTCCTTACGCGGTTGCAGGAGCAGCCGGAGCTGCGTTAAGGATTTTCCCGATGATATTGCTAAAATCAGGATACTCCAACTCGTCCAACGCGCCAGACCGATCCTTGGCTTCCGCATTAAACGCCGCATGAGTGCGGAGATAATGGTAGGTTTCGCCTTTGTTGTCTTTATCGGTCGCAGCGTGGAACACGAGGTCGAAAAGATACGGCAGAGCGGGGCCGACTTGCTGGCCGGGTGCCGTTGGGCCTACTCGTGCAACGCCAGTAACGGCGTCTTGAGTCGTGGCTTGCTTCGCCGTAATCAGCACGTGAAAGCCTGCCAGATCGCGGAACGATTTGACAAGATCAATGCTGAGTGTCGCCATCTCGCCGTAGGCTTGGCGAGGGTCTTTGGTCTTTTTCTTTTCGTTGCTCAACACGGTTTCAACGATCTCGGAAACTGAGTCCAGACAGACCGTTTGAATGCCGTGCTTTGCAGCGTCCGTCCGACACCACGCCAACGCATCCCACACGTCCTGAACGGTTTTAACCTCCAGAACAGGGATACGTTTAGCACGGAGAGACAGCAGACCCGCTTCCGCTGATATGATGAGCGGACTTGGTGCGGTGCCGCAGAGGGTTGTTTTACCCGAACCTGCGCCACCGTAAACTAAAGCCTTGATGCCATGAGTAGCACCAGACTTATCGGTCGTTGACCAATTCAATGGCATACGCCATCCTTTCTATTCAGAGAGGTCCATTTGACAGTCTCTGGAAGCGGTTTGCTTCGTAACTGGCTGCCCCAAAGGGACATGAAGGACAGCCAGCACCCGCAACAAACCTTACTCGTTACTTACACACCGATCAGGAAGCGCCGTCAGCGTCCTCTTCGGATTCCTCTTCATCGTCGTCCTCGGCATCGTCGTCGATGCCGTCGTCGTCCTCATCCTCATCGTCCTCATCGCCATCGTATTCAGGATCGTCGTCCTCGGGCGCGGGCGGAGGTTCCGGTGCATCCATCGGCGGCTCGCCACCGAGCGGCGTATCGGACGGCGGCACGAAGTTGGGATCGTCACCCGCGTAGGGCGCGGGCTGCGCGGGCGGCTCGGCCGGGGTCGGTGCCGGGGTCGGCTCGTCGTTTTCGGGCAGGTCGTTCATGAGTGTCTCCTCATAGGGTCGTGGGGCTTTGGTGAACGTAGTCGGCCCGCCCCACGGTGGCCGACACGCATTCTTAATCCTTGTGGTTCATCACCAGCAGCGTTGCGCGGCCCATCAATTCGATTGCTTGATCGAAGTCCTTGGTAAGCGCCTTCAACCCTTCAACGTCATATACTTCGGGGCTGGCTCTATTCAGAACGTTTTGCGCGCCGAGGCTGCAAGCAATCATGTTTTGCAACACAGTTTGCATCTGAACGATTAGTTGATCCATGAGGCGTTCTGACATATCAATCCACCCGATAGACGATATATTCGCCTGTCGGCTGGATGATCGCCAGCCAGTCAAACTCGAACAGGACGATTGCTTCGTGGCGCAGCATGGCGAAGCTGACAGGGCGGAGCGACGGATCGCCGGGATAGTTGAGCGACCAATCCTTGCTGCCATTACCGCGCAGTTTGAAGCCTTCAGACGGCTTGCCCGATCCGAACGGGTAATTGGCCAGGAGTTGATCGTAGGCGCAGCGTTCATCGTCTGCGCTGAAGAAGTCGGGTAGCAATCCCGCCTGAATCATATTGCTAAAACGTATCATCAAGATTCCTTAGTTTGGGTTCAGTCAGGCGGCGGGACAATCCCGCCACCTGTTTAGACTGGCATAACGTCGCGCCTATGTCAAGCCAATAGGCTATGCGAGGGCCACCGTGACAGTATCTTGCTTGGTCGAGATCATCCCCGAGATCGCATGTTTGGCGGCGTCGGGCAGCTTGTTCCACTCTGCCTTGGCGAGTTCGTATTTGACTCGCAGCAGATCGTCAAACAGAACAGGCTTGTCATTCTGCATGTCATACATCGCCCGAGCACTGGTAATCTGCGACTCCTCAATGTCCCGCTTGAGGGCGTTGGTCACTTTGAGTTTGCGGCCATCGGGCATCGGGAAGTTGTTGACGCCTTCCTTCCAGGTGCCGGATGCGACCAGCGAGTTTTGCACAGCTTCGAAGATCGCCTTGCGCATCGGCATCTCGGCATCGGTCAGAGGTTTAAGCTGCTTTTTAAGCGCCTCGATTTGGGCTACGAGGGCGTCCCACTGGTTGACGTATTCCTCGAAGGTCATTGGTTGGTCGGTCATGTTGCAGTCCTATTTTTAAGGTAAAAGCGTATCGCTCGTCTCACAAGCCACGATAGCGTGACTTCTTCTTCTTCAGCAAGGGCCTTGAGGGTCTCATGGTCTTGCTGACTGATGGCCACGCTGAGCGATACATTACTCGCTTGGCCATCAGGTTTCCTAGGCATCGGCATATTTTAATCCTCGCCTTTCTGCTTCATCGACAAAAGTGTCGAGACTTTCCTCCAGCAGACTGATCTTCCAGTCAATATCAGAGGTTGCAGGGTCCTTTGCTGTTCCCTCCTGAAGGTAGCACATCGCAGACTCGCCTTGCAGCACTAGGCTGAGGATGCGTCGCTTTTGCAGGCGGATGATATTCACGAGGTGACGATCATCGAACTGATCCATCGCCGTGTATTGACGACCATCCGCCGAGGTCCAAAGGATTTCGCTAGCCATTGTCGTTATCGAACAAGGCACTAAAGAAGTCATGGAGGACTTCCGGGCCGGTGCCGATTGTGTGCAGGCCATTTTCGTCGAGGTAAACGATCTGAAAACCCGGCATCTCTTCGGGCTTGGGCAGGTGCGCTGCGACCCATTTACCGATCGGGCTCTCCGGATCGGTTTTCAGCAGCAGGCTGGCCAGTTGATCTTCAAAGGCTTTGGATTCCTCACCCTTGTCGATGGCGAGCATAACAAGCAATGAGCGGATGATGGGGCCGGTGAGTGTCAATTTGCTTTCCCTTCCACGTGAAGCAATGCCATGTAACGGCGGTGAGCGTCCACGGATGCCTGATCCAGCATCAGCGTGATGTGAAACGGCCCGTCAGGGAGCGTTTCGTCGTTGTCGTCGGCCCACCCGTAGTCGAGGTGAACTAACGTGCCGGTGTAGCAGGCTTTCCACGGAGATGGCTGACCGTTGACGATCAGCCTCCGCAGGAACCCCGCATCCGTCTGGCACTTTTGCGCCAGAATGATGCTGTCGCCGTGCAGATACACGAGCGACGATGTAGGTTCGATAATCACGATGTTACCTCCAGTTTGTGAGCGTAGATCATTTCGACATACCACAGATTTGCCCCGAGGGAGGTCACTTTGTGGTAGCCGGGGCGGTCCTCGACGGGCTGGATGAAGCCCGCCGTAACCGCGATGTTGTAGATGGCCGTGAACTCGCGATCATCCATCACGGTGTTGAGTTGGAGCTGTAGTTCGCGGCGCGTCTGGTTGTCCTCGGCCGCGTCGAGGAGTTGCTGCATCAGTGTCATGCCAAGAACCCCCAACGTGTTGCGCATACCGGGCCGATACCGCGGTCGATGCTTTCGGGATCGGTGAGCAGCCTTCCGCAGCAGGCACAACGGCCAGTGCGCCGACCGTAGGCAACAGCGGCCTCGAACGGGTTAGCTGCGATCAGTGCCAGCTTTGCTTCGACACCGTGGTCGGGTGCCGAGCGGGCTGGCTCGAAGGTTACGCCCATCACCTTGCCATAGTAAATGTCCACATCATCGGCCCTGACGTAGAGTGCGCCGGGGTTCTTCCCGCCGTCCGGTGCGCGGGTGATTTCCAGACCGTTGGCGCGATACTTGGGAACCTTGTAACCGCTGGCGACGGCCGAGTCAAACATTGCCTTGATCGGCAACAGGTCAACCGTTGTCGTGGCCACCGTAAGCGGCGCGGGCTTGGGTTCCATCGAGCGTCTCACGGCGGCGCGTTGCTTGTCTGACAAGGTGCCTTTGCGCTGAAACTGCTGATACAGCGACGTGAAGAAATCGTTACCTTCGTGGTGGGCGCGAAGGAACGCCACAATGTCGTTGTCAAAGTCGTCGTCGTTGTCGATCACCTCGAACTCCCCGTCAATGATTTCACCGGCCTGCATGGATACGGCCCTCCTCGGCGAACTGGATGATTGCCTTGACCGCCTTCAGGTGCTCGGTCAGGCGTTCCTGATCGGCGCGCTGTGCGTCGTTGGGCAGGTCCAAGGTCTGGTAGTTGCGGCCATGGAACGCCGTCGCGTAAACATCGCGCAGCGCGGCCTCCAGGACGCAGGCGGCGGTATAGGCGGACAGGAATTCCAGCTGAATGTCCTCGGCGGTATCGCCATTGAGGTTGACTTGGAAGTTCATCGTATCTTTCCTTTGGCTATTCAGACGGGATTGTCTGTTAGGTCAGCGCCTCGACGCTGACCAGAGAGTCAATCTTACTCTGTTTTGATCCTGTAGTGCTTGCCTTCAACCCACGATGCGTCGAGCCTTCCGCAGGTGCGCAGCCCGAGCTTGATCGGGATGCTGTAGTGACTGCTAAGAAGTTTTAGCTTCTGCGTCTTGCCATTGCGCCGTGCGAGCCACCAACGTCCGCTGGTCATCGCTACCTCTAGACGGCCCCCGTCGAGGGCCGCCTCCAAATCCACCAGCGCGGCCATCAGAGGCACAACCCGTTGATCGTGTTGGCCTCGATGTTGACGAACATATCCGCCAGCACAAGCAGGTCAAAGTCCTCGGGGTCATTGCTGACCGGCTCGCTAATGTCGAGCAGCTCCAGCGCCCGAACGATCCGGTCGCGCTGCTTGTGGTTGATACGAATGTCGTAGGTCATTCCATGTGTCCCCAATGGGTGTTGATGAATGCAACGCAGTTGCGCTTGCTCGTGAACGTGTAGGTGCCTACGCGGTCCCAAGCGGTAGCCGACACGCCACGGCGGAGCTTAAACACGCCCCACTTAGCGCGAAAGCCTGCGATCCGATCCGCGATCCTGATCTCGCCGTCATGGCCGACCGCGTTGAGCATTTCGACTGCGCGGCGTTGCGTCTGCGCTTCGACGATCTCGATGATCGGGACCATCGGAGGCGACTCCCACATCGTTTTGACCTTCGGGCCTTTGAACAGGATCGCCCGGACCGCACCGAGGCGGGGGTTAGGGCGCTCGATGAGGATGCAGCCCGATTCGAGTCGGTCGTCCCCTTGCTTGATGATTGGATATGGCATTTAGTCTAGAGTCCTTCGTTGTCAGGCGGGATTACCTGTTAGGCTGGCGCGTATAGCGCCAGCCAGAAAGTTAATCCCTTCAGTAGTGCCAGTCGCTGAGTGATTCGGCTGGTCCCCGATCAGGGCCGCATGGGCATTGCCCGAAATACATATCCAGCGCCCAATCGTCGCTCACTGGCTTGCGCAGGTCCATCAGTTCCCGCAGTTGTGTCAACCGCTCCTCGGCGTGTTGCTGCTCGTCGGTCAGCGGTAGGTCGATCCGGCCACCGTCGAAATCGGTGTAGCTAGTGACCTGCTCATCGAGCCAAGCCTCTATGTCGAGGATGGTGTCAACGATACCGTTAAGTGTTTGTCCAAACATATTCATTTGGCGGTCCCTGCCATGTAAACGTTCGCCGACAGCGCGGTCAGAGTGTTGACCATATCGTTGAGGACGGCGACGTGGTTGTCGAGGTCTTGATCGCGGCGGATGCTGCTGAGTTCGACGGTCTGGTAGTTGCGGCCATGCATCACGTCTCCAAACAGGCGGCTGTTAAGCATCTCCAGTTGGTTGGCAAGCGCCTGATACTCGCGGCCAAGATCGGTAAACGTCTTCGGGCTGTTGCCATTCAGGTTAGGTCTGGCATATAGGGCAGGCATATCGGCTTATCCTTGTTTGTCAGGTCGGATTGACCCGCCCATACGTTACCATATTTTGCAGCATAGGCAAACGATAAAAGACCCTTTGCACCTAAATATTTTGAACCGCGGGAAAGGATTCTACGCTATGGGCTCACGCGGCCTCGATCGCAAAATGTAGGGGTTGACGTTGGCCGCGTTCCGCGGTAGGCTGGCAGTCTGCCCCGAGCTAGTGTCTGACGATCCGTAGAATTAACGGCACTATGTTACGTGGCGAAACATAAAGGGACACATATGTATTGCTCCGGGTT